TTGTCGATCGCGTCCCGTTTCAAATCCCTTCTCGGTATCGAGGCCAAAGCCGCGCCCAGCCTCGCTGACGGCAGCGGCTTCTATTTCGATTTGTTCGGCGCGACGCCGACCTTGGCCGGCGTGACCGTCACGCCCTACAGCGCCATGACGTGCGCGCCGGTCGCGTGCGCAGTGCGTTCGATCTCTGAGCCGGCAGGCTCGCTTCCCCTTCACATTTACAAGCGGCTCGCGGACGGCGGCAAAGAGAAGGCCACCGGCCATCCCCTCTACACGCTCCTCCACGACGCCCCGAACAGCTTCGCTCCAGCCGCGCTGTTTCGCACCCAGCTTATGGCCGACGCGCTTTTGCAGCCGCACGGCGCGTTCGCGCAAATCATTCGCGTTGATGGCGGCAAGGCCGCAGAACTGATCCGGCTTGATCCCAGGAGCACACCGGTTGCCGTCGATGACAGCGAGATTGAACCGACCTACAAGGTGAATGGTCGCGAGATCGCTGCCGCCGACCTGATCCATATCCCGTCCCCGGCTTACGATCAGCGCAAGGGCCTGGTCGGCGAAGGTCGCGAGGCCATTGCACTGGCGCTTGTGCTTGAGCGTCATGCATCGCGCCTGTTCGGCAACATGGCGCGCCCCAGCGGCGTGCTGTCCCTCAAGGGCAACGTGACCGAAGCGACGCTCAAGGCGGCCAAAGCTGCCTGGCAAGCTTCTCAAGGCGGCGACAACGGCGGTGGCACTGCCGTGATTCCTTCTGACGCTTCGTGGGAGCCGCGTGCTTTCAATAGCGTCGATAGTCAATTCATCGAAATGCGGACGTATGCCGTGGCGGAAATCGCGAGATTATTTCGCGTCCCGTTGCACATGTTGATGCAGGTCGATCGTGCTCAGCCGCGCTCGATTGAATCGATCGGCCAAGAATTTTTGTCGCAAGCCTTGTTGCCCCGCCTCAAGGCTTTCGAGCAAGAGCTTGAATTGAAGCTGCTCACGCCGGAAGAGCGCGACCAGTATTGCATCGAATTCAACTTGGATGGATTTGCGCGCGCCGATCTCCTCACGCGAGCGCAAGCAATGAGCACCGCTGTATCGTCGCGCGTGCTCAACCCGAACGAAGCCCGACAGATGGGCTTTGGTCTCCCGGCCTATGAGGGCGGCGACGTGTTCGAAAACTTCAACACCTCATCCGCTCATGCCGGCGGCAAGCTCAACAGCAACACTAACGATCAAGAGGCGGCCTGATGCTTCGCACCATCCACCTGCACGGCAGGCTCGGCAAGGAATTCGGCGCTTCCTATCAGTTTGACGTAGCGACGGCCGCTGAAGCGCTGCGCGCGCTCAACTGCGCCTTCCCCGGTCGCTTCGTGAAAGCAATTGAGCGCGGGTCTTACCGGATCGTCCGGGGCGACAAGCGCAACGGGATGCAGCTCGACATCGACCTGATCAATCAGTTCAACCTCGGCCACGCTGACTTGCACATGATCCCGGTCGTAAAGGGTGCCAAGAACGAAGCGGCCAAGGGCACCACCAAGATTGTTCTCGGTGCCGCTCTTGTCGGCGGCGCGATCTTCCTATCCGGCGGCATGCTTGCCACGCCTATCGGTGCGCTGAGCGGAATTCCGCTGGTCGGCGGCATGAGCTACGGCACGGTAGCCGCGCTGGGCCTGGGCCTCGCCTTGGCTGGCGCGTCAACGCTGCTCACCAAACCGGCCGGCGAGCAAACCCAAGCTTCCAACGGTCTCAGCGTCAACGGCGGCAACATCGGCAACTCAGGCAGGCAAGGCGACGCTATTCCGCTGATCTACGGCGAGTGCTTTGTCGGATCTACGCCGGTTCAAGCGTGGTCCGACGTTGAAGACATCAGCGTCTATGCCGACAGCGCCGGCTCAATCGAGACCGCTTTTGGGGAGGCCGGCTGATGGCTGATCTCATCACGTTCTTTGGCGACGGCGAGCACACGTTCAAGCTCACGCCGGCACTCATTCGCGAGCTTGAGACCAAGTGCGGTCCCATCGGCGGCATCGCCACTCGGCTGTTCGCGCGCAACTTCGCTCAGGCCGACCTTACCGAAACTATACGGCTCGCGCTCATCGGCGGCGACACATCCCCCAAGCGCGCCCATGAACTGATCGTGGCGTATGTCGACGGCCGGCCGCTCGCCGAAACCTACGACCTCGCCACGAAAATCCTGGAGCGAACGCTTTTCGGCAAACCTCATGAGACAAGCAATGGATAAGCTCGAAATCAAAGCTTCGCTCAGTGTCACCGATGCGGGAGAGATCACTGGCACCGCATGGCCGTTTGGCGAACCAGACACGGCCGGCGATCTGATCGTCAAAGGCGCATTCAATTTCGTCTCGAATGAGCTTCCGATTTTATTCCAGCACAATCCGGCTGACCTCATCGGGACCTGGACTGATGCAGCGGAGACAGCGGACGGCTTGGTCGTAAAGGGCAAGCTCCACATGGACCAGCCGCGAGCCCGAACGGTGCTCGGCATGGTCAAAAGTGGCCTGGTCTCCGGCTTGTCGATTGGCTTCAAGACGAAGGCCTCGACCCAGCAGGGCCGAAACCGCGTCATCGCCGCGCTCGATCTCTACGAGATCAGCGTCGTCCGCAATCCCAGCCATCCGCGCGCGCGTATCACTGCCGCGAAGAACTATGACGCCGCACTCGCGGCGGCCGATCTCATCAAGCGTTTCACGGCAACGCTGAAATCCTAGGAGCTATGGACCACCCAATGAAGACTTCGAACGCACTCGAATTTAAAGACACCGGCGAGGCCGACGATCCGATCGCGTCTGTGGCGAAAGAGCTGGCAGAGCTGAAGGCGGCCCTCGAAACGAAGGCTGCCAACGACAACACCAAGCTCACCGAGCGGTTGGACCGTATCGAGGCCAAGATCAATCGCCCGGCCAATCGTGCGGCGAACGACAATGAGTCGAAGATCGAAACCAAGGCGTTCGAGTCTTTCCTTCGCGGCGGCGCCGACAAGATGGATGATCTCGAAAAGAAGTCGCTGGTCGTCAGCAACAACACTGCGATCGCACCGCCGGAATTCGGCAACGAAATCCTGAAACTGCTGCGCCAGTTCTCGCCCATCCGTCAGTATGCGAACGTCCGCACCATTGGCGCTGGTCAGGTCAAGTATCCCCGGCGCACCGGCAGCCCGGCCGCTGTGATTGTCGGCGAAACCGACGACCGCACCGGAAGCGAGCCGTCGTATGAGCAGATCGGCATCACTCCGTTTGAGTATGCGACCTTTACGGACATTTCCAACTGGCTGCTCGAAGACAACGCCTATGGCATCGAGGGCGAACTTCACTCGGAGTTCGGTGAGGCTTTCGGCATTGGCGAGGGCACCCACTTCGTCAAGGGCAACGGCACCACTCAGCCGATGGGCCTGCTGACTGCCGCCGGCATCACCACCGTCGTCACCGGCAACGCCACCAACTTCCCGACCTCAACGCCGGCTGACGTGCTGATCAACATGTTCCACAAGCTCCCGGGCGTTCATGCTCAGAATGGCGTGTGGCTCATGAACCGCAACACGCTCGGTGCTATCCGCCTTTGGAAGGACGGCATGGGCCGCTATCTCGTCCTCGACCCCATTTCGGAAGGCGCGCCCACGACCTTGCTGGGCCGCCCGATCGTCGAAGCAGTCGATATGCCCGACATTGCGGCCAATGCCTTCCCGGTCATGTTCGGCGACCTCAAGGGTTACCGCATCGTGGACCGCGTCGGCATTTCGATCCTTCGCGACCCCTACACGCTGGCGACCAAGGGCCAAGTCCGCTTCCACGCGCGCAAGCGCGTCGGCGCCGACGTGACCCATCCCGATCGCTTTGTGAAGCTCAAGGTCTCGGCGACCTAAGGAAAGCAACTATGCGGCTCGCAGCGAATACCTTCAGCCTCCAGCTTGGAGACAGGTCCTTTGACCTGAAGCCGTCGCTGCGAGCCGCATTCATCCTCTACGAACGCTATGACGGCTTCCATAACCTTTCGCGCCATCTCGCCGAAGGAAGCCTGACCGCCGCCCTAGACATCATCAGCGCGACCATCGTCGACGCGAAGGCCTGGGGCAAATATGCCCTGCCGGCCAATGGTGCTGTCGTGCGCGACCTCTTGGCCGCAACCGGTGACCTGATCGAATTCGTCATGCTGCTCGCTGGGGCCGACGACAAGGCCAGCGACAAGCCGCAGACGGGCAAGCCGCTTCCATTCGATGAATACTTCACCCAGCTTTTCCAGATCGGCACCGGCTGGCTTGGCTGGACGCCCGATGACACCTGGGAAGCAACGGTTTCCGAGATCATCAACGCTCAAAAGGGCCGCATGGACATGCTCAAGGCCCTGTTCGGCAGCAAGGAACAAACTGCGGAAGCTTCTGAGCTTGGCAACGTCAAGGCCGATCTCAACGCGATCGGCGATCTCACCAACCATTCGAGGCCGCGCTGATGGCCTGGAAACCGCGCCGCGTGTGTCGCTGCGGCAAGATCATATCGGCAACCGACCTCTGTGAATGCCAGATCAGGCAAAAGGCAGAGGCCGACCAGCGTAGGCCCAGCGCCAACGATCGCGGCTATGACAGCAAGTGGAAGCAGGCGCGCCGTAGCTTCCTCGATAAGCACTCGCATTGCGTCATGTGCGGCAAGCCCGCCGTCGTGGTCGATCACAAGACACCGCATCGCGGCGACAAGGCCAAGTTCTGGGACAAAGGCAATTGGCAACCTCTTTGCGCCCATCACCACAACAGCAGCAAGCAGTCTCAGGAGCGCCAGCAATGAGCGACAAGGCCCTTTGGCGCGCCGTGATCCAGCAAGCGATCACGGATGCAACCCTACCTCTCTCGACCAAGCGTCGTTCCATTCGCCTCGACCAGATGCGCACCCGCGAATGGCTGACTGAGCCGAACAGCGACTTTGAGGACGTTTGCAGCCTCGCAGAGCTGGACCCGATCAAGGTGCGCAAGCATGCGCTGCCCTTGATCGCAGAGGCCGAAAAGAACGATCAGCCCATGCCTGAGCGCATGCCGCAGCGCCGCGTCCGCTTCTCGGCGAGGCATACCCGGGGGGTGGGTGAAAACATCAACAAAAGCGCGAACGACCGGTGCCCCCGGGTCGTGCAGGACCGCGTCTAATTGGAGTTTTTCTGACCATGCCCGGCATCACCCTCGACCGAGCCAAAGCCCACTTGAACGTCACCCTGGACGCCGACGACGCCTTGCTTACCGACAAGTTGGCGGCGGCAAAGGCCTGGGTTGGCGCCTATACGGCCTCCGATCCGGACGCGGACACGGCCCCAGCGCCGATCCGCGAGGCTACGCTACAGCTGGTTGGGCATCTCTACGCCAATCGCGAGGCGACCCTGGTTGGCGTCACCGCTCAGGAATTGCCCTTCGGCTTCCTCGATTTGCTGGCCCCTTATCGCGCGTTCTGCTTCTGAAATGACGACTTCTGACCCTTCTTTGGCACTCCAAAAGGCCATCCGAGCACGCCTGATTGCGAGCCCAGAGCTGATGGCCCTGGTCCAGGCTGACCATGTGATGGACGCCAATGGCCGACCGGAGATCATGCCGGCTGTCTACATCGGCGAAGGGCAATCGATCCTGCGGCGTTGGGGCGCGACTTCTTTCGCGACTTTGCACGTCTGGTTCCAAGAGCCGGGCTTGGTCCAGTGCAAGGAAGCCGTGTCGGCCATTGTCGGGGCGCTTCGGATCGATGCCCAGGCTGATGGCGTGCTGCCGATCGAAGGCTTCACCGTCCACGACATGCAGGCCACCCAGACCCGCTACCTTCGGGACAGCTTCGGTTCATTCAGCCATGGCGTTGTGACGGTCGCGGCGATCGTCCAAGCGAGGGCGGCATGAGGGCCGGCAGCCTTGACCGCGTCATTGAAATCCAGCGCCGCACCACCGGCCTGGACCACTACGGCACGCCCGTAGAGGCCTGGACCACGTTCGCCACCATGCGGGCGCAACTCCTCAAGAACGCCACCGACGACCGGGAGGGCGCGCGCGGGCACACCACGGACGCGGTGTTGACCCTCCGCATGTATTACTTCGCCAGCCTGAGCCTCAATGATCGGCTGCTCTACGAGGAAAAGCATTTCGAGATCACTGGCATCACCGAGATCGGCCGGCGTGTCGGCATGGACGTGACCTGTCAGCGGGTCGGCGCATGATCCCGTCAGTGAGGAAGGGCCAAATGCTTCTCCTGTTCTCGGCGGAGGATTTGATATTTTTGGGCCTCACTTTTTCCGAGCGCGATCAGTCTTTCGCGGTAAGCCTCGAATTCAGTAAGCGCCTCTTTAAATCGCTCCTGCGCGTCTTCCATTTCATCATGCAACGTTGTGAGTGCCGCTTCTGCATCCGTCCTGTCCTGATGCATGGCCGGGGTTCTCGTAAGGTGATTGCGCGAGGCGTTGAAAGCCCATTCTTTCTGGATTACGCGGGACGCGCTAGCACGCAGCTTGAACAATTCGATTGCCAGTTCGCGCTTTGTTGCGTCGGGCGTGGTGGGAAGTGCATCGACGACCTGGAGGATGAAATCGCCGGGCTTATCTTTGTCAAAGCCGCGCTCACCCAGCTCCGTGAGGACTTTCGTCCCGCTCGCTTCCTTTTCAAGCGCGTTAGAAATGCGGGCGAGCAAGTGTGCGGCCGCACGCAGACCAGGAAGCTCCTTTTCCAACCTGTCCTGCTCTTTTCCTCTGGCGGTCAGCCGGAGTTGCCGGGTCACGTTCATGGTGGCCACGAGAAGCCCCAGACCGGTGATGGTGCCCCCGATGGCGCCTCCTATCAAGGTTTGCCACCGCGAAATGCCTTCAAGGCTGATCGGCGCCAAGGTCAAGGCTCCCGCCAACAGCGCGATGAACAGCAGGAGAGAAACGGCAAAAAGATCGTAGCGTTGATTCATGCGGCAACGTTGCCGGCTGTCCCGCCGTTTGTCGAGAGGGTTGCGGCATGAAAGGCCGAAAACCACAGCTTGTCGGCGACGCTAGCGCGCTAAACGCCTCGACCAAGCCGCCGGCTTGGTTGAGCAAGCACGCCAAAGCCGAATGGCGCCGCGTTGCACCAATCCTCATTGATCGCCGCATCTTGACAGATACCGATCTCACGAGCTTGGAGCACTATTGCACGGCGACCGGCCAAGTCAGAGAGATGCAGAAGATCATCGCTTGCGAAGGGAGCGTGGTCATGACCGAGCGCGGCTTACGCGCGCATCCCGCCGTCCGCATTCAGGCGGACGCCATGAACCGCGCTCGCCTTATTGGAAATGAGCTAGGCCTCAGCCCCACAAGCCGCAACCGCCCCGCTATTCGAACCGACCAGGAAGACGATGACAGTGCATCCGACCTGGGTGTTTGATCAGACACCCATCCCGGACCCGCACGGGCGCGGCGAACGCGCTGTGAAATTCTTCCGGGCTTTGAAGCATCCTAAGTCGACCGCGCCCCGGCGTGCGTTTGAGCTTGCGCCGTTCTGGGAGCGCATTCTGCGACGCATCTATGGGCCTTCCGACGCCAACGGCGATCGGGAGGTGCGGACGGTGTTTATTCAAATCCCCCGAGGGGCCCGTAAAGCGACGTTTGGCGCTGCGCTCAGCCTTTTGCACTCTTGCGGCCATGAGAAGGTGCCCGGCGGCGCCTGCATTCTTGCCGCGAGCGCTGAGGATCAGGCTGAGCTTGCCTTTGACGAAGCGCGGGCCTTCGTGAAGGCAACGGCGCCGCTCGCCAAGGCCACCTATATTGTCGAATCCGAATTGGAGCTTGAGCATGTGGCTTCTAGCTCGACCTTGAAGGCCATTCCGGCCGAAGGCGACGTGCAGCAAGGTAAGACGCCGTATTTCGTCCTCATCGACGAACTGCACGTGTGGAAGAACCGCCGCCTCTGGCGCGCGCTGAAGAGCGGCCTGCTCAAGGTGCCTAACACCCTGCTAGTGATCATCACTACGGCAGGGCGTGGCCAAGACAACTTGGGCTTTGAGGAATACGCCTATGCCAAGAAAGTTGCGACGGGCGAGATCGTCAACCCTGCCTATCTGCCGATCATCTTTGAGCCGCCCGCGAAGTTCGACTGGCGCGACGAAAAGGTCTGGCACACCGTCAACCCAGGCCTGAAATACGGCTTCCCGGATATCAAGGGCATGCGGCAAGCCGCATCGGAGGCCGCCGACAAGCCGGCCGATCGCGAGGATTTCTGTTGCTACAATCTGAACCAATGGATCGACGCCAGCTCGAGTCCCTTCGTTTCAATGGAGGTTTACGACGAAGGCAAGGCGCCGGTCGACCTGGACGCGCTCGCTTCGCGCCCGTGCTGGCTTGCGGTCGATCTCTCATCGAACACCGACCTGTCAGTCGTCACGGCAGCATGGCCCGACGATGAAGGCGGCTATGATGTGCATCCATGGTTCTTCGTTCCGCGCGCCAACCTTCGCGAGCGGGAGAATAAGACGAATGCGCCTTATATCCAATGGGAACGCGACGGACTGATCACCGCGACGGAAGGGAACGTGATCGACTTCGATAAGGTGCAAGCCACTATCGAAGAGCTTTGCGGTCGGTTTAACGTGCAGGAGATCGCTTTCGACCCTTACATGGCACGCATGATGCAGGCCCGATTGCTCGAAAAGGGATTGCCGGTCGTCGATTTCAGGCAGGTCCCCAGCCTCATGATGCCCGCGCTATCGGAACTAGAGCGCTCGATTATCGCGAGGCGCTTCCGGCATGGCGGGCATCCGGTGTTGCGGTTCTGCTTCGCCAACGCGGAGGTTGAGCGGAACAGACAACAACATGCGGTGCGGTTCCACAAATCCAAGCGCTGGCTGAGTATCGACGGTGCGGTCGCGACAGCTATGGCCGTTAGCCGCGCCTCGACGGGCGAAAGCAACAGATCGCTCTACGATCTCCCTAACGCTGTTGACCTACTTTCGTGGTGATGCATGGCCGATAACGACGACTTCGAAGATCTGCCGGACAAGATCACCAAAAAGCTATCGGCAGTCATTCGCGAGCAGGCCGAACGCTTGTCGCAGGCCCAGCGCGACGCGTTGCAGGGCCTTGAACAATCGCCCGATGAAACAGGGCACCTTGAAGAGTCTTGCCGCGTCGAACCCGGCGAGAATGAATTGGAGTGGGTAGTTCTCGCGGGCGGACCGCTTACCACGAAGGAGGTCCGCGAGGGCAGCGGAGAACCATTCGATTACGCCAATGCAATGGAATGGGGCACAAGCCATCAGCCGGCGCGACCGTTCTTTTACCCCACCTACAACGCCATGCGTGACGAGATGCAGCGGGCAATTGAAGATGCCATAAACGAGGTTCTAAATGACTGAGACTTACCGCGAGATCACCTGGGCTGGCGGCACCCATAAATTCGACCTGGGGCACCCTTGGGTTCGCCGCGTCATGAGCTACCGAGGCCCAGCGCCGGCCGCTGCGTTGGCGCGGTTTGAGGCGGGCAACTACACCCCGGAGGATGTAGAGCGACTGATCGAATTGGGACTGATCGGCGGTGGCGTGGCGGAGCGCGAGGTTGAGGCGCTGCTGGACCAGTATGTGCGACATAAGCCGTTAGCGCCCAACGTTATCATTGCCAGCACTGTCCTGGCCGCGCTCTTTGTTGGAGCTGCCTGATGCGCATTCCCGTCTCGCTCAACCTAGACCAGTTGAAGGAACAGCTGCGGCAAACGACGTCGCTCACCGGGAGCGCCAGTCGCCAGATCGCGAAGCAGTTCCTCGACATGAACAAAGACCTCGCCAAGGACGCGATCTTTGCGACGATGGGGCGCGGCGCTATCGATCTAGCCGGCAAGGTCGCACTGGCGGTTGGCGCCTACAAGCTCATGACGGCCGCGATCAGCGGCGCCCGTGAGCAAATGCAACAGATGGTCGACATCGCCGACAAGGCTCAAAACCTTGGCGTCTCGCCGGCATTCTTGCAGGCCTTCACCGCGGAAGCGCGCAGGCTCAAAGTTGAGGCGGGCGAGCTCGAATCCGCCTTAGATCACGCGTTTCAGGCAACCAAGGACCGCTCGCCGATCGACATTGGCGAGTGGAGCGTTGGCGAGGAAAAGATCACTGCCGTAGAGCACGCGCTTCGGGTCTACAACGGAACGTTGGCAAAGACCGCCGGCCAGACGTTGCAAGGCTTGGTCTTGTTCCGGGATGCTCAGACCCAAGAGGACAAGATCAAGGCTGTGCTCGCGGCCATGATCCAGCTCGACAAGATCGGCCAGCACGCGGCCAGTCTGGACCTGGGCGAGAAGATGTTCGGCTCGCAGCTCATTGACCGGGTGAGGCAGGGTAAGTCCAGCGCCGAAAGCATGTTGCAAACGATCAAAGATGCGAGCGCGAACGCGGACGGGATTTTCAGCAATGCCCTGGTGGAGCGCGCGAAGGAAGTCGACGACCAACTCAAGCTCGCCCATCAACGCCTCTCGACGGCCCTAAAGCCATCCTGGGATGATCTCGCCAGCGTTATGATGGACATCAAGGGCGCATGGGCAGACGTGATCGGCTATATTTCCAAGGCCGTGGAGTTGACTAACAAGCTCCCGCGCATTCCCGGCATGCCTGCCAGCTCGACCGACTTGGAGGCTAAGCGTGACGCGCTCGCCCAGGTCAACGCGCGCCTGAATGGGACAGGCGGCGGGCTGCTCGGCAGCGTCAACCTTCCACCGTTGTCGATCCCCGGCATCGGTCAGGTCTACGCTGGCACGACGGCGGACCTGGAGGCGCACCGCGATCGACTGCAAAAGGAGATCACTGCCCTGACGGCAAACGGGGAGCAGTATGGCCCGCCGGCGCCCAACCAGACGCGGGGCACCGGCCCGGCGCCGACCAAGATCAGCACCGGCAGCAACGTGGACAAGCTCGGCTCAGCCGCCGACAGCATCGAAAAGCGCATCGCCGCATTGCAGGCGGAGGCGGCCGGGCTCGATTTGACAACGGCCGCGCGGGAGCGCGGCAAGGTGGCTGCACAGCTTGAAACCGTCGCCATGCAGGCCAACGCCGCCGCTGGGAAGGGCGAGGGCGTGGTTACGGCTGAGCAGCGTCAGCGTATCGAGGAAGTCACCGAGGCCTATGGGAAAGCCACCGAGGCCATCGAAAAGGCGACCGTCGCACAGTCAATCCGGCGCGGCGGGCAGACGGCATTATTGGACCCCAGCGACGTCGCAATCGCGGAACAACTTAGGGGCCTCTATCCGAATGTTTCGGAGGCGTTGAACTCGGTAGAGGCGAGCGCAATGCGGACGAACGAAGCCATGCGGTCCATCGGCAGCACCATGAGCAGCAGCCTGACGACTGGTCTTGCGGACATCCTGGATGGGACCAAAAGCGTGTCGGCTGGCTTCGCTGACATGTCCCGGGCGATCGTCCGCGCCATGGAAGAGGCCATGATCAAAATGCTGATCGTGCAGCCACTCATGCGCTCCCTGGGCGGCATGTTCGGCGGGGCCGGCAGCATAATGGTTGGCGACTACTCCATGCCGACGTTCGCCGATGGTGGACCCGTGACGGGACCGGGCGGCCCCAGGGATGACCGAGTTTTGGCCCGCTTGTCGCCGGGCGAGTATGTAGTCAACGCCCACGCCACCGCCAAACACCGCGACCTCCTGGAGCGCATCAACCGCGCCCCCAGGTTTGCGGATGGCGGATTGGTTGGCGGCTCAGCCGGCGGCGGAGCGTCGTCGGCGCCCATGATCGCGCCATCGAATGTCATCGCGCCGCAGATCAGCGTCTCGGTGCAGGGGAGTCCGGGGCAATCCTCGCAGGACCATCAGCGCATGGGCGAGACCATCGCCCAGGCAGCCCAACATCAGATCAAGTCGCTGATCGCCCAGGAACTCCGCACCCAGCGGCGCCCAGGCGGCGTGCTGCGATAACAAACCCGGTGAAGGTCTACTCGCGGACGCTATATCCGGTCATTGGACGATCAACCTGAAATGCGAAAGCCACCGCCCGGCGAAGACGGTGGCTTTCTAAGGAGTGCCGAACGTTGCCATTGCTCAATAGAACGCCCGAACGAGATCAGTATAGCGCCGCGCGCCCGATCCCACAGGACAACCAGCCCACAAAGCGGTCGAAAAAAGTCCCCAAACGGGTTCGGCAATCCGCCTTCAAGGACAAGCAAACCCTCGCAAAGATAGCGTCTTTCCGCGTTCCGGCTCACGTGCTGGCCGAAGAGACTTCAGTTGCACACCCCACACCCTCTAATCTCTCTATCGACAGCTCTGTAACACCACTCTCCAACGACAATATACCCGTGTGGGCTCTTACCGGTGACGTGGTCAAAGCCGTGGCCGCGACAGCGGCCCTCCAGATCGCAGACAAGCCCGCCTATGCGTTTACGTTCAATCTGACTCAGAAGGCGCGGGAAAAGGCCCTGACTCATCCCAGGGGCTTCCTGGAGTCGCTGAAACGGTCCTTTGACAAGCAGCTGGCCCGGGCTGGCGTTCGGCTGCCTTACTGGTTCTGCATCGATCGGGATTGGGATGGCCGGCTGCACATTCACGGTGCTTTCAGCGCCGTCACCGAAAACGAGGTTCTGAAGGAAGTCATGCGCCGGGCCTGGGGTGCATCCCGGAAGGGAAGCCGGCAATACCAGATCAAAATAAAGCCGCTTCGCGACGACGGATGGGCAACCTACGCGACGCGGAATCTGCGTCGGGTGTCGACCAAAATTGGCACTGCGTTCACTATGACCCGACCGCTACAACAGGATGCGCAATGGACCTACAGCGAGGTGCGGAGGATCATGCGCTCCTAAATCAATTCCTCCAAAGTAGCTCCCGGTCGCAGCGAATATGCACCACTCCAGCGGCCGCGTTCTTTGTGCATTACGAACATGTCCTCCGAATCCGGTCTGTCTATCTTGCTCCTCCTCCACGTTGCGCTGTCGGAGGAGTATTGTTGCACTGTTGATCTTACCTGCGCGCCGAAATCACCCTCGATAAGGTGTCCGAGTTCACGCCACCGTTTTTCTACCAGGGGAATGAGTTTACTCCCATGGATGGGCCTCTCATTTCCGCCTAACTCTCGAAGTGCATCCTTGATGACATCAGCTAATCGCATTGCTCCTCCGCCGATATTCTGCTCTGCCGGCGTGGCTTTCGTCACGTCGTGACGCAGTTAGCGCGTTCATCTCACCGGCTTGTCTCGTGATTTAGGTTCTAGTGAACAGTGACTCCGGCTGGAGGCGTCTCCGGCCCGCTATTATCCGTTCGAGGGCTGAAAGACATGCCGGCCAGAAACCCAGGCAGAATCTTCGCACTCTCCCGCGTTTCCCCGCCGGCACGCAGGTAGGTCACCTCCTTTGGTATCTCCACGGCCACGAAGTGTCGGCTCTGGCTATAGGCGTAGAAGCTGAAGGTGGACTTCGCGTCAATGTTATCGATCACGACTGTTCTGTCGGAAGCGTCCACTACGTCGCCCGAAACAGTGGATGCGGGATTGTCTTTCGGGACTACGGCCGCGCGGAATTCTTGCTTGAACACCATAACGACGTTGAAGATTGGGAAGTCGGCGTAGTTGGTAATATCGCAGCGTGAAACCAGCGAGATCTCGCGCTCTTTGAACCATTCCCACTTCTCTCCCGGCTGACCGTGGCGCGTGCCTAATCCCCATGCTTCAGCGCCGACTTCTTGCTTGCTGATGATATCCATCGTGAATACCTGCCCGGAGGCTGGAACCGTCGAGGGCAGTTTCGCGAGATCGCACTTGAAGAGAAGGGCTGCGGGCCCCTGAACAGGTTGACTGGTTGACGTCGCCGGCTGCGACTTCGCCTTCCAAGCGTCCCATGCATCCTTCAAAATGTAACCCGCCATCGGAACGACGACCGCTCCGATAGCGGCCAAAAACCCGCCAAGAACGAAACGCGCAATGATCGGCCAGCCATCAAGCATGGAGCGCCTCTGGTTCAACTTATGTCGTCAGTCTTCTAGCACGGAAGAGTAGCACGCTCCGGTCGCTTCCACCGGTTTTCGCCAAATGTTGGTAAGTGCGAGCTGTTTGAAAATAAATATTGCGCGGCCAACTCATTGGGGTGATTCGCTTCTCGCAGTTAGTGGCGGCTTACATTTCGCTTTTAGCGAACTTACTGCCCTGGCTAGTTTCTCGCAAATCGCGCATCTGGATTCCCGTGCATCACCAACATGGGCTGACAGATGACCACCGACCTTGGGACGTTCATTCCCACCTCGACTTACAACGATCTCGTCACCGCGCTGATTGCGATCGATCACCGCAATCCCTTCAGTGAGGGCAGTCGCGCAGCCCACGAGTGGCGCGAGAACGAGATCAAGCTTGTGCTCGGCATGATCGGCGATATCTGGCCGCTGGAGATTCGCGGGGACCTGATCATTGACGCTCTGGAGCATGCCGACCGGCAATAGAACCTGATCCGCGTGGCATTTGCGCAGCATCGCTCTTTGTAACATTCTGCAACACTTCGTGATCGCAAAGCGCCGATTGTCCTACATCGCCCTGACTATAGGGCCGAATGGGTGAGCGGCTTTAGTCGCGCTGCTCGTCTTCTCCTCTGTCAGTGACTCAGCCGGCGGCGCATCCGCCGGCTGATCTGTCAGGGGAGCGATCAATCCAACTGCTGACAAGGAGAGAAGTGAATGCCCAGGAAGCCGAAGGAGACACCGGAGGATAGGTTGCATCGCGTTATGAGCTTTTGGCACAAGACGTCGGTGAAGGAGCTAGAGCGAATCCGGCGAGTGGAAGAATGGAGAGCTCTGTATGTGCGGGTGATGATGGCGACGTCACCGACTCTGGTCGAGAAGGCGTCCCTCCAGGAGCTCGAACGGATCGATGATTGGATAAAGGAACAGTTCGATCTCTTGGAGGAAGCTGCATGAGCGACGTCCTAGAGGGAACGGTCGGCCCGAAATCGGGCCTCATAGCCGATTGGTATTTTGATGGTCAGCTTGTCTACCTGGAGCATTCTCGATACCGAACCGCGCCGTGCAGACCTCTTCCGGGCAAGACGCCCGAAGGAACGGCGGAATGGATGCTCGCTGAGCTAGCGACGGCAATAAAGCTCGGCACGGCCAAGCCACGTTAGCATCGCGACCTATTGCCCAAATCGATCCCTCGCGCTTAGATTGCGCGAGGGAGCTTTTATGTCAGCAGTATCATATATTATTTGTGGGACGGCGATCGGCTCTTGTGAGCACGTTCCGAGCACCAAGGCCGAGTATGACAGTTGCGTCTCTGCGGTCGGGGGTATCGACGAGATCACAGCCGTCGAAGAAAATTACGAGAGCCTGATCGAGAACTACGTCGAATGGGAGAGCGCGATCAGCCAGCACACTCTTCAGCAGATGATCTCTTTCCGGGCCGACTACGACCAACTGCAAGCTGCACGGAAACTTATTGCTCGAAGGCTCGCCAACCTACTGACTTCCGCTCGTCTATATCTCGACACACTTCCTAAGGCCATAAAGAAGATTTTTGCGGCCGACGACGCCGCCGAAATGGAAGCCAAAGTCAAACAGGAAACAAATTTACAGTATGACGCATGTCTTGCTTACCGGGTGATGGAGGCGCTTCGCAACTACGCCCAGCATGCCGCCCTACCTATCCATGGTGTCACTACCCACGCGTTGTGGGATCGAGTGGACCAGCCGACTAGCATGACGTTCGCAGTGTTACCAACTGTCGATCGTGAGCGCCTCGCTCAAGATGGCCAATTCAAAAAATCTGTGTTGCTGGAGATATCTCAGCTTGGGCAGATCGAATTTAAGCCGATGGTTCGCGAATACATTGAGGGCGTCTCAGCGGTCCACGACAAGTTCCGAAAAATGACGGATTCAAAGAGAAGGGCCTGGGTCGCACAATTGGCGACAAGCGAGGCCCGCTTCACTAGTTGCGTTCCGAACCCTCAATATCCTGCGCCCCTTTCTATCTTGCCGATTGATGAAGATGGCACCCAGGCTGGCGAGCCCGTGTATATTTCGGGGCCCATGGTGGAATACCTCGAACACATGCAAAAGAAGTATTTCACGATGGTCAACTTTGCTAAGCGCCGCGTTGATTTTTAGAAGCCATATTTTATCGCCTCGATCATTGCCACGCGATCCCGCAGCGGTCCCTCTGGTAGCACGCCATAGCGTCCTGTCGTGCTCGCCTTGGTGTGCCCCAACAGCACACCATGCTGCTCATCGAGGTAGCCCGCCGCACGGAAGGCATCCGCGACATTGTGTCGGAAGCTATGGAAGTTGACGCGCCTATCCACTTTCACGCCGACGGCTTTGAAATAGCCATTGAAGAATTTCGAGGCCTCGCCGAAGTAGCCGCGCTTGTCGCGTGCGGCTTCTGGAAATAGTCGCTGCTCGCCACGCGCGGCCACGCTGACATGATAGTCGATGAAGCCCAGCTCGATCAGCCTGGAATGCACCGGCACCACGCGCATTGACCCGCCGGTCTTGGTCGATTTGGCCGACCCGTCCTCATCCTCATCGCCGACCTCGGTGATATGAAAGATCCACACTCCGTGAAGCTGCCGCACGTCGGCTGTCAGCAACTGGCACAGCTCGCCCAGGCGTGCGCCCGAATAGATCGCGATCAACGGAATCCAGTAGCGCCAATCTCTGATCGCCACATTGCCCGGCTTGTGCTCGGCACCGTCGCCAAGGCAGGTGCCGAACAGTGGTGAATTGAAGATCGTCTTGAGCTGATCGTCTGTGAACGGGAAGCGGTTCTTCCGTCGCTTGTCGATCGACAGATACATGCCGCTCATCACGTCATCGTCGATATACTCGTTCTGCAAGAGCCATCGCGCAAAGCTGCCGAGCGCTGCCAGATATTTGTTGATCGACTTCTGGCTGATCGTCGGCTTTTTGACGGTCTCGTTCGCCTCGATCACCTTGCGGAACGACATGCCCTCGAATGCCTTGCTGTCCGCCGCCTTGACCGGCCAGCGCGCCAGCTCCTGCTTCCAGTTGCGCACCGCTTTGCGCGTGATCACCGAGACGTGCGAGGCTTCGCCGACGAATTCAGCGAATAGCTTCACAATTTTGCGGTTCTGATCCCAGGTGTCCGGCCGCGCGTCGCCAATGCGCTCAGCTTTGAACTTGTCGTAAAGCTCCATCAGGGTTTCACCCGGCGCGGCAACCCGCTTGCCCTGCGTGAGATCGGCCGGCACGACGATCGGGTCAGACGGGACACCGGCCCAGTTGCCGGCGTCGCGTTCGGCGGCTCGCTCCAAGACCTCGATCTGCGCGCGCTGCAATCGCTGGCATAGATCGCGATAGGCCGGCGAGCCCTTGGCGACCAGAAGCCGCTCGCTCTGGATCACCTCATCAGCCTTCCATTCGATCAGCGCCGTCTCGCCCGTGGCGAGGTGCTTCCGCAACTCGACAAGCTGGATAGCCCGCCGTTCGCGGTCGAGCTTCGCCGCATCCCTCATGACAATCAGATCAATGGTCGCGTTGAGCTGCACCAACGGATCACCGGACCATGGGACGCGGCCCGCCTCGATATCGGTTGCGAGCTTGCCCTTTGCTTCCTGGATCACCGCGTCGGTCGGCATCGCCGCGCGCGCCCGGCCGTCTTGGTCGAGCCCGGTTTGGTAGTGGGACCACACGGCAGTCTGAAGATCGGCCGGGGAGGGCTCTCGGCGCTGCTCCAGGTCAGCGAAGCGAGCGCGGAATGAAGCGATCACCGGCGCGGCTCTATCACGTGCCTGCCTGGGGTCGCTGGTCTTGAGTGACTGCCAAATCTCTTTGCGCTTGAGCACCGGCTGGAGCTTCAGCGGCACGCCAACGCGGACGTAGTAGGACGTGCGACCCGGACGTTTTTGGATGTTCGTGGCGATCGACAT